GGCTTGCGATTGATTTTCCATATTGCAAAATATCTGAATGGGCGGAAGGCGACCCAGCGGGGGCAAAGGGCGATGAAATCATGGAAGAGCTTAGTTGCATTGGCGAGCTTAATGTGCTTGGAATACCTACTCAGGCGGCCTCGACTAACGATCCTGGTGTGCGCATTAATAGCGTGCGCTATTTCCTCAACCTGATGGTTGATGGCAAGCCAGGTTTTCTGATATCACGTGAGGGCTGCCCGGTCCTTGTAAAAGGCTTTATGTCGGGCTACCACTACAAACGCATGAGCATATCAGGGGACGAACGGTACCAGGACAAGCCAAACAAGAACAAATACTCGCACCCACATGATGCGTTGCAATATCGGCTGATGCCTTTTGCTGGCAGGTCGCTTGAATCAGACAAGCCAAAGGTGGACCCGTTTGCGAACAATACAGTCATGAGGTGGCAGAATTGATGAGTGAAAAAAATGTATTTGTTCCAGGTATAAAAATGGTGCATACAAAAGAATTAAGTCATTTACAGGGGCTTCCATTTTGGACAGGAAGCAACATGGAAGAGATAGTATTGTGTAATGAATGTAATGGGACAGGTGAAATAGGGCATTCAGAAGATATCTGCTTGGTCAAAATCTGTATGATATGTAATTCTACGGGAAGGAAAAAATGATGGCATGTCAATGCAAGAATGAAGTAGAAGACTTAAAAAACGATATTATCGTGTTGACTAAAAAAGTTGATAGTATTTTTGCAACATTAAAAATCAATAATTTGGCGCATGACATGAATTATCAAAGGTCAAGAGAGCATCAAACTGTTTTTGAAAATGTTTTTCCGAACATTATTAGGCGAATTACAGCAATTGAAAATAAATTAGACCAAGAAACAAAAAGCAAAGTCAAAAAAGGAAAAAATGATGGCATGTCAATGCAAGAATGAAGACGGGACGCCAAGCGAAACTTGTTTGGGCTGTACTCGAGACCGCATGGTCAATCTAGGCCCCGAACAAGTGCCTTATGATGACGGGTTTACTGCAAGACAAATTGCACAGATGGACGTTGCTTTACGGCGGGTCATAAAGGACAACAAAATTCTTCATGATTTATGGGTTTCTGGTTTTTTGAGGGGATTTGAGGAAGGAAAAAAATATGGGTTTGAAGAGGGAAAAAATGATGACTATTGAAAATATTGAACGCACTTATCAACAGCTTGATGAAAGAACGGCCCCTGAAGTGGCAAAGATACAGAAGGAAATGACTGAGCGGTTGGCGAGTGTCTATCACCAATTTACCGAAGATGAACATTTTCTTGTTTTTTCCGCGTCCGTTGCTATTTTTATTATTAACATTCTAAATTCTTATGGTATTACTAATCCGGAAGATTTTATGGGTGACTTGACTGAAACAGTAAAATATTTGTTTCCAAAAATCATAGCAAACTCAACTACCATGTCTTATCAAAATGGCATAAAAGTTGCGGAAGGACGGAAACAATGAAAAGAACAACGCTAAGCCCGCTAAGCCCGGAAGTCCAAAAAGCGTCTAAAAAAGTGATTAAAGAAATGACAAAAGCATTAAACAGGTTTGTTCCTCAATTTACATTACATGAAAATTTTCTTGTTTTCTCTTCTTCAATGACCTTGGTTATTGCTAATGCAATGCTTGCGCATAAAATAGACAAAGTAGATGATTTCATGCACGACCTTTCCGTGTTAGTCAAGAAAGTTTATCTTCATGAAAAACAGGCTAGAGGAAAGAATTGAAGATGAAGAAACGCACTCAAGAAGTAGTTAATAAATTACATGAGGACATTATTTTTTTATGGATGGCTACTCGAGATGGTTTTGACGAAAAAGAAAATTTTGCTAATTTTATAACTGCTATTTCAATGTCTTTTGCCCATGTATTGAAGGACTATAATGTCCCTGCTTATAAAATTGACGGATTAGTAGTTGACCATGGCCGAGCAATCAAAGAATTTTATCGATTATTTTCTAAGGAAAAGGAGCGCATTTATGAACAAGAAAATTGAGCAGGACAAGGCATTCGACAAACAGGTCGAGCCACAAATTGGACTGGGCGTTGAAAAACACACCGAGGCCAAGGACAAGAAATTTAACAAAGAACAAGAACTTTTTTATCGTGCGACAGATTATAGGGGGAGTTGATGGTGCTTGAACGACAAGTATGTTCGCTTAACCTTGCAAAAGAATTAAAAGAACTCAAGGTCTATCAAGACAGCCTTTTTTGTTATTGCTTAGACCCTACTGAACGTGAATATATTCATTTGTCAAGCCCATGCCATCATGATCATTGTGCGGCCTTTACGGCAGGGGAACTGGGCGAATTATTGCCAGATGGTTTTGTTACTTTCCGGGAAGGCCATTATTGGAAATTGAAAGTGCAACCAGGGCTTAAAGTGATAAAAGTAAATGGCAAATTATACTTGCCAAGCATGACAGAAGCGGACGCCCGCGCGAGGGGGTTGATTTATTTGTTAGAGAATAAACTGGCGAAACGTAATACTGGGCTTTCATCTGAGTATGTGATGAAGTGATAAAAGTAAAATGAAATTTATAGGAGAAAGATCATGCCCCTCAAAAAAGGAAAGTCTAAAAAGGTAATTTCGGAAAACATACGCGAATTGCGTCACAGTGGCCGTCCTGAGAAGCAGAGTATTGCCATCGCTTTTTCAGAGGCGCGTCGTGGAAAGAAGAAGGCCAAAAAAAAGTGAGGAAATTGTTGACTCCTTTACGGAAAGGAAAATTGTCTGTTCAACAGGTCAAAAAAGCAGTCCGGCATGTGATGCAAAAATATGCCGTGGCGATTAAAGGACTCGCGAAAAGATAATGAGGGACTAAATGAACAACATAATCAAACGTCTACGGTGCCTCTTTAAGCGTCGCCATCAATACGGCCTCACGTCCTATGATGGCGACGCTTGGCATTGGTCATGCGAACAGTGCGGACATACAATTTTAATTTTTTGTATAGATGAATACAAAAAAAACCAGTAGTGGTAAAATGGTTTCCTAATTGATAAGGAGATCAACATGTCAAACAATGCGAATGGATCGCAAGGTTGCAGTGGTTGTTGCCCAGGGCCAGTAGGGCCGATGGGGCCACAAGGCATTCAAGGGCTACAAGGTGTTCCTGGCAAAGATGGCGCGCAAGGCCAACCAGGACAGAATGGCGCAGCGGGGCCGATCGGGGCGAAGGGTGACCAAGGCCCACAAGGGCTAGACGGCATACAGGGCCCCTCAGGCGTTCCTGGCATAGCCGGCCATCAAGGCCCTCAAGGACTACAAGGCGCCGTTGGCCCACAAGGTGCGCAAGGACAGCCCGGACAAGCAGGGCAGAACGGCGAACAAGGCCCCATTGGCCCACAAGGCCCGTTAGGCCCACAAGGCATCCAAGGCGTGCCAGGCAATTGCATCGAATGCCCTTGCTCATGTGGTGCCCCCGAATTTGCAGAGGTCTTCTCGACCATAAACCAAACGTTACAGGCGTCCCCAGGCCCCTTGTTGAAAGGCCAGACCGTGTTGCTTGAAAACACCATTTTTGCTACGCCTAACATCGACGTTTCCCAGGCCGGAATTTCGGGAAAAATTACTATCAACCTGGCAGGGTGGTATGACATCTCCACCGGCATTTGCGGGTTCTTAAATCCTATTTCGTCCCCGCTCCCTTGCTGGACATTATCTTTGTTCAACAATGGCGTCTATGTGTCAGGCTCGACATTTGCCAACCAGACTATTTCACCTGAGCAAAAGTCGAACGAGATCGTGGCCGACGTGTTTGTCCACTGCAACAAGGGCGACGTGCTGGAACTTGCCAATACATCAGCGAACCTCGTTAACATGGCCGCACCGCTTTTAGGGACCAATGCGCCCGCATCGAGTGCGTACATGAAAATCATCTTGTTAAAAGCCGACTAAGGAGGGCATGACATGCCAATACAGTCATTACGCGTGAGCGAACCGGGACAGAACTATATGTCTGCCCGGCTCGTCAAGCTCCACTCGACCGATACCGAGGCCGTCTGCATTGCGGCGGGCTACCTCAATAAATACCTCGTCATGAACAGCATACCGCTCTATACGACAGACTTTGTACACTTGGCGGCCAAAGACGGCACCCAGATATACAAACCGGTCTTTACGGGCGGGACGCCGTTCAACGGGGGCAGCGTGCAGTTGGTCGCCCTTGCTTGACCGCTTTTTAAAAGTCTTGTCCACAGAACTTGTGGATATAACTTGTATAAACTGTGGATATTTATTTTTTAAATTTATCCACAGTTTATATTTTTTTATCCAGAGAGATATACATAAGTTATTATTTATGTAAATGTTTGTATTTTTTACAAAAATACGACTTATCTTGGTTTTTACCTTTACTAGCTGTAACAAATTATCTTTAAAAGATATATATATTTATTATAGGCATAAGGTTCTCAAGGAAGAGAAACGATATGGAACGTGAGGCCAATGATGTAAACCATGACTTTTCGGCTGATGAACTTAATGAGATGGAGCTGAAACGCATTAAGCGGCTGGACGAGGCAGGCGTTGACGAAAAGGACGTGTTAGAGAAGGCAGGCAAGCACCTAAACATGTGGCAGTCTTACATGGGCGAAAACATCACCCGTGGCAAAGACGACATGAATTTCGTTATCCGCGACCAATGGACAGCGGTTGAGCGGTCAGAGTTTACCCGGTTGTTTAAGCCCGCGATGACGTTCAACAAGCTCTATGACAATGTCAAGAAAATAGCCGCTGAACAGCGTAAAAACAAGCCAGACCTATTAGTGCGGTCACTAACAGGTAGGGCCAGCCAGGAACAAATAAACCTAAGAGCAGACCTAGTCCGAACCATTTCATATCAGTCACAAAATGACCTCGTTTATCAAACTGCGTTTAAAAGTGCCTTAATGATGGGTTTTGGTGCTTTTCAGGTCACATTAGACCATGAGTCCCCTCTTTCTTTCAACAAAATCATTCGTTACGAGACAATCCCGGACGCAACCCGGGTCGCTTTTGACCCGACGGCCTTGAAGCCGCACAAAGGGGACGGCAACTATTGTGCCCGTTATTACGTCTTTACACGGGACGAGTTCTTTGCGACCTATCCC